TCGGATGCAAACAACCTGGACGGTCTGAACATCCACTGCGCCATTATTGATGAGCTGCATGCACATAAAACCCGTGACGTGTGGGACGTTCTGGAGACGGCAACCGGTGCCCGTCTGCAGTCCCTTTTATTTGGTATCACCACGGCTGGCTTTAACAAGGAAGGGATTTGTTACGAGCAACGCGATTACGCCATTAAGGTATTGCGAGGCTATAACAGCGACGTGGAGGGCGCGGTAAAAGACGACTCCTACTTTGCGATCATTTACACGCTCGATGAGGGAGATGATCCGTTTGATGAAACGGTCTGGCAGAAAGCGAATCCTGGCCTGGGCATCTGTAAACGCTGGGATGATCTGCGTCGTCTGGCGAAAAAAGCGAAGGAGCAGGTCTCTGCGCGGGTGAATTTTTTTACCAAACACATGAATGTGTGGGTAACAGCAGAGTCTGCCTGGATGGATATGATTAAGTGGGAGAAGTGCGAATACATTGCCCCACGACATGAGCTGAAAACGTATCCCATGTGGGTCGGCGTTGACCTTGCTCATAAGATTGATATCTGCGCGGCGGCAAAACTCTGGCGAACCGATAACGGGCATGTTCATGCCGATTTTAAATTCTGGCTCCCGGAAGGACGGCTGGAACGATGCTCGCGGCAGCAGGCAGAACTTTACCGGAAGTGGGCGGAGATGGATAAGCTGATTCTGACGGATGGTGATGTTATCGATCATGCTCAGATAAAAAGTGACTTACTGGAATGGATTGGTGGTGAAAACCTCAGGGAACTGGGATTTGACCCGTGGAGCGCGATGCAGTTCAGCCTGGCACTGGCTGAAGAAGGGATACCGCTGGTGGAGGTTCCGCAGACGGTTCGCAATCTGTCAGAGGCCATGAAGGAAACGGAATCACTGGTCTATGCCGGGCGTTTCCATCACAGCAATCATCCGGTCATGAACTGGATGATGTCTAACGTTACGGTAAAACCGGACAAAAACGACAATATCTTCCCGAATAAATCCACGCCTGAAGCCAAAATCGACGGCCCTGTTGCGCTTTTTACGGCCATGAGCCGCTTTCTGGTAAATGGCGGGGACGTGAATGACTTTCTGTCCACGCTTGATCCTGATGAGGACCTGTTAATTCTGTGAAACAGCTTATTACTGATATGACCGGGCTGATCGGTTTCGGTCTGCTCACTGCTGGCGTTTATCTGTATGCAGGTCTGCCAGCGTCTCTGATGCTGTCTGGCTGTTTGTTGCTGCTTTATGCACTGGTGGTGTCCATGAGGAGAAAACATGCTTCTTGATGCTCTGTTTCGCAGTGAGCCTCTGGAAAATCCCTCGGTTCCGGTAACCGGAGAGGCCGCTGAGACGGATAATATTTTTGCCCGGGATGTGTATGTCAGTCCGGAAACATCCATGAAGCTGGCTGCTGTCTATGCCTGTATTTATGTTATTTCATCCAGTGTGGCTCAGATGCCCCTGCATGTGATGCGAAAAACGAATGAGCATGTTCAGCCGGCACGCGATCACCCGTTGTTCTGGCTCGTTCATGATGAACCGAATGCCTGGCAGACCAGCTATAAGTGGCGGGAACTGAAGCAGCGTCATGTGCTGGGGTGGGGCAATGGTTATACGTGGGTGAAACGTAATCGTCGTGGCGAGGTTACCAGTCTTGAATGCTGTATGCCATGGGAAACCACGTTACTTAACACCGGAGGGCGTCATACCTACGGTGTGTATAACGAAGAGGGTGCATTTGCGGTAAGTCCGGACGACATGATCCATATCAGGGCGCTGGGAAACAATCAGAAAATGGGACTGAGTCCGATCATGCAGCATGCTGAAACCATTGGTATGGGAATGAGTGGTCAGCAGTATACCAGTGCTTTTTTTAACGGTAATGCCCGTCCTGCCGGGATTATCTCTGTGAAAAATGAACTGAACGAACAGAGTTGGAGCAGGCTCAAGAATATGTGGCAGCGGGCGGTGACAGCGCTTCGCAGTCAGGAAAATAAAACCATGCTGCTGCCTGCGCAACTGGATTACCGTGCCCTGACAGTTTCTCCGGTGGATGCTCAGATCATTGATATGACCAAGCTGAACCGGTCGATGATTGCCGGAATTTTTAATGTCCCGGCGCACATGATTAATGACCTGGAAAAAGCCACATTTTCGAATATTACACAGCAGGCGATTCAGTTTGTTCGCTACACGATGATGCCCTGGGTTGCGAACTGGGAGCAGGAGCTTAACCGTCGCCTGTTTACCCGCACAGAACGGGCTGCCGGGTATTACGTTCGTTTCAACCTTACAGGATTGCTCCGCGGGACTCCACAGGAGCGTGCGCAGTTTTATCACTTTGCCATTACAGATGGCTGGATGAGCCGGAATGAAGCCAGGGCATTTGAGGACATGAACCCGGTTGATGGTCTGGATGAAATGCTGGTCAGCGTAAATGCAGCAAATCCGTTGAATGATTTTAAAGATACGAAAGGCAAAGAGGAAAAGAACGATGAATGACCGTGAAACGCGCTGTTACTGCGGGGAAGTGCGGGCAGAACAATATGATAATGCCCCGACTCATATTTTGGGGTATGGCTCGGTATTTAACAGTCGTTCAGAACCTCTGTGGGGATTTCGTGAAATCATCAAGCCGGGGGCTTTTGACGACGTGCTGAATGATGATGTACGTGGCTTGTTTAATCATGATCCTAATTTCATTCTCGGACGAAGTTCTGCCGGCACGTTGTCATTATCAGTGGATGAACGTGGTTTGCGTTATGACATTGTTGCACCGGATACGCCGACGATTTGTGACCTGGTGCTGTCACCAATGTTGCGTGGTGACATTAATCAGTCCTCGTTCGCGTTTCGCGTCGCCCGTGATGGAGAGAGCTGGTATGAAGACGACGAGGGGATTGTTATCCGGGAAATCACGCGCATTTCCCGTCTGTATGACGTCAGCCCGGTGACATATCCGGCCTATCAGGACGCAGACTCTGGTGTCCGCTCAATGAAAGCCTGGCAGGAAGCGCGGGCGAGTGGTGCGCTGAAGAAAGCTGTTAACGAACGAATGGCGCGTGAGCGTCTTTTGACCCTTCTTAATGCATAAGGATACTACTGACGATGAAACTTCATGAGATGAAGCAAAAACGAAACACCATTGCAAAGGATATGCGTGCACTGCATGAAAAAATTGGTGATAACGCATGGACTGATGAGCAACGGGCAGAGTGGAACAGGGCGAAAGCTGAGCTGGATGCGCTGGATGAGCAAATCGCCCGTGAAGAAGAGTTGCGCCGTCAGGATCAGGCATATGTGGATGAGTCCGGGCCGGAAGAGCGCCAGAATAATGAGGCGGAGAACGGGAAAAAGGCGGTGGAAGAGAAGCGCGCTGCGGCATTTAACCGTTTTCTGCGTGCCGGATTTGCAGAACTGAATGCTGAAGAGCGTAATCTGATGCGTGAACTGCGGGCTCAGAGTGTAACAACGGATTCTCAGGGCGGATATACGGTGCCCACGCAGATGCGTAACAAAATCATTGACACCATGAAGGCTTATGGCGGGATTGCCAGTGTGGCGCAACTTCTGACCACATCAACCGGGCAGGATATCACCTGGTCAACGTCTGATGGCACGACTGAAGAGGGCGAACTGCTGGCGGAAAATACAGCCGCAACGGAACAAGATGTGACGTTCGGGACCGCTATTCTGGGGGCTAAAAAGCTGTCATCAAAAATAATTCGTGTGTCCAATGAGCTGCTCCAGGATAGTGGGGTGGATATTGAATCTTATCTGGCAAACCGTATTGCCCAGCGTATTGGTCGTGGAGAGGCAAAATATCTGGTTCAGGGGACCGGAACGGGATCACCGTTACAGCCAAAAGGGCTGGCAGCGTCGGTGACGGGAACCATCCAGACTGCAGCCTCTGCCGCTTTCACCTGGAAAGAAATGAATGCCCTGAAACATGCCATTGATCCGGCATATCGTGGTGGGCCGAAATACCGCTGGGCATTCAATGATGCCACATTGCAGACTATTGAAGAGATGGAGGATGGACAGAAACGCCCGTTATGGCTGCCGGATATTGCAGGCGGTACGCCGGCTACTGTGCTGGGGATCCCTTATGTTATTGATCAGGCTATTGACGGGATTGGTACCGGAAAAAAATTCATTTTCCTGGGGGATTTCAACCGCTTTATCATTCGCCGCGTTACTTATATGGAACTGAAACGTCTGGTTGAGCGTTATGCTGAGTTTGATCAGGTGGCATTTCTGGCTTTCCATCGTTTTGACTGTGTGCTGGAAGATGTGGCAGCCATCAAGGCGCTCACTGGCAAATAACCACTCGTTGTTCAGTTACAGACCGCGCCGACGCGGTTTTTTTATGCCCGCACAGTGTTGCGGGCAGGAGTTTCTGATGGCAGCAATAGTTGA